GGCAGTATCGAAGAGTGGACAGAGAGAAGCCCAGAAAAAATTTGCACCTGTATTCCGTATGGGAGATGAGGAGTTACTAGCTAAAACTGCTATGCTCGCTAATCGATTCCTCGGTACAGACCTTCCGGAAGATGGATACCGGGTAAGTTACCACTCGATGCCATTAACTCCGGATGAGATGAGAGCGCAGAGAGAGGATATTGTACAGAAGATGACTGCAGGCCTAATCTCCCCAGTACAAGCCGTTATGATGATGTACGACGATATGGATGATAGAGAGGCTCGAGAGTATCTCCTTCGTATCCGCAGAGAGAGAGCGGAGTTCATGTAATGTATTGTGACCAGTGTAATAAGCCCATCGAGGAGATCAGTAAAACCATCGTAGAGTGGTTATCTTCTGATGATTGGGCTCTCGCTATGTATATTCGATTAGTTCATCCGGGTTGCTGCTATTATGAGAAGAGCAAAGAACTTCTCGAGAGCATGGATGCTAGCGATCACTGGTTACCGCTCCAAGATCTGGAAACCTTTCTCGATATCGCTTTCGAGATGCCTTGGGATAAGGAGAACCTAGCGAAATCCGAGTTTTTAAGATACATTAACCAACGTAACCAACAGCAAAGAGGTACTAATGAAAACAATAACCCATGAGGGAGTAGAATACGTATTGAAAGCCGATATTGAATCTGCTTTTAAGGATCGCATCTCCAAACTAAGCGCACGAGCAATCCAAGCCGAAGAGCAAGCGAAAGCACTCCAGGAGCAGATGGATAACCAATCGGGAGAACTAGAAAAGATCTCCAAGCTACAAGAGAAAGTAAGTACTCTGGAGCAATCTCTACAGGATGCAGAGAGCAAGTATACCCGAGTATCTATGCTATCCGAGCAAGGCTTTACCGATCCCGAGCTTAGAGAGGCAGTAGAATGGGCCTATCAACGTAGTAAGACAGAAGCAACCCTCGAAGATTGGATTAAGGGTATCAAGAGAAACCGGAAGAGGCTCCTCTAGTTCTTAGACCTCATCTGCAAGCAAAGCAGGCTCCAGAAGTCAGTACAGAAACCGCAGAAGCATCTCCGATGGTGACAGAAGCAGCCCCAGCCCCAGAGGCTCCTACTCTTCTTCCTCCGAAAACGAATACCGGAGCGAAACCTGCACCAGTACAGAGCGGAGATATTCTTTCTCGAATCAACGATCCAGAGTTTTATGCAGCGAACCGAGATGCTATCCATAAAGCTTGGAAAGCCCAGCGCAGAACCCTATAAACCAAGATCGAAGGAGGTACAATGTCACTAGATCTACAAAGTTCAAATACATATCCGAAAGTGAAAGTTTTCACAGCTAACCAAACTGCAACGGAGATCCAACTACCGAAAACCGCTCGGAAGGTCACGATCGGATGCGAGCAACACGAGATACACTGGAGCGATACTGGTACAGATGGAGTAATCCTCGGTAATGATAAAGTACCCTTAGCAGCAGGTTCCTATATGCAAGTTCATCTTGCTAAGGGTAGAAACCGAAGCCCTAATATCTATATCGCTACCAAGAGCTCTTCCTCTGCTGATGTGGTTCTTATCTTCGAGGAGGAATAATAATGGCCTTATACTTTGCTCCGAGATCTAATAGACCGCAGATCCACTCCTTTTCCAATAGTACTCAAGTACTCATTAATCATAATCTCGGATATAAACCGATGGTGCAGATAATCCTCTCAGATGGGACTATCGCAGAAGGTGAAGTATCCCATACGGATTCGAATAGTGTTGTAATATCTTTCCAAATTTCACTCTCCGGAGAGATTATCTTGAGATAGTATAGAGAGCGAGGGATGGTACCCTCTTAATCTTTTCTTACATGGAGTTAAAAATGCAATTTCTTGCACCTACAAATATTTTTGAAGGGGTCGTTCAACTTAATGAAGATCCTACCGCTGGTAACCACGCAGTAACCAAATCTTACTTGGAAGCTAATGCCGTAGTCGGTATCGCTACTGATTCCGCAAATTACGCAGAGCTTGTAACTGTAAATGGAGAGAAGCAACTTAAGCTAAAGCCTCTGACTATTACAGATGTTTCTGTAGATACTACTGCTACTTCTTTGAGTGCTTGGGTAACTGCTAACTACACTAATGGAGATGAGAAGCAAGAGGGAGATATTATTATTCTTACTGCGGTTTCCGGTCGTGCTGAAACTTGGATCCATAATGGTGGAACTGCTGGAGATGCTACAGACTTCGCAGAGATCGAAGGTGCTGATGTTACTGATGCAGAGATCCGCGCTTCTTTATCCGCTTCTGCTGGTATCGATTTCAATGCTTCTACTGGTGAGTTTACTGCTGATCAAGGTGAGATCCGAGGCTTCTTTGCTGCTGGTACTGGCCTTGCTTATGATGGTGCTAACGGTACTTTCTCTCTCGATACTGATAGCGATGGCATCTCCGAAGGTGCTTCTAACTTGTACTTTACTGATGCTCGTGCTCGTGGTGCTATCTCTGTAAGTGGTAATGGTATCTCTTACAATAGCAGTACTGGTGTTATTACTTTGGCTGCTGATACTGATGATGTAGCGGAAGGTACTAACTTGTACTTTACTGATGCTCGAGCCCGTAGTGCTCTTTCTGTTGCAACTTTGAGCAGTCCAGATATCCAATTACTCTCTAAGGATACTAGCGGAGTTCTTTCTGTTCCGTTGTCTGGTGTATTCTCTCAATTGAGTGCAGGCCAGGGATTATCTTGGGATGGTGGTGGAGAATTCTCTCTCGATGCTAATACTGATGATATCGCTCAATTAACAGGAGCTACTAACAAGTTTTATGCTGATTCTTTGGTAGATGCTCACTTGAGCGGAGGCCAAGGTATTTCTTATGCTTCTGGTGTAATCTCGTTCAATGGTGATACTGATGATGTATCTGAAGGTACTAACTTGTACTTTACCAATGCTCGAGCCCGTAGTGCAATCGCTGCTGATTCTGATACTGGTAACATGTTATCTTACGATAGTTCTACTGGTGCAATTCTTGTAGCAAAATCGGATTTCCGTTCTACCTTCGCTCCTCAGAACTTGACTGCTAATACTTGGGCTACTTTGAACCACCAATTAGGTGAAAAGATTATCCATGTATCTGCTTATGATTCTAACGGTGACAAGATCCAATTGGATGTACAATTGGTAGATTCCAATAACGTAAAGGTCAAGTCAGTGATTAATGTTACTGGTGCTGAAATTGTCGTATCTTTGTAAGATGTAATCTCCTCAAAAAGGGGAGAGGGTCGTACCTCCCCCACTCTCCTTCCTCCCCTCTTCTGGGGAGGTTTTTTTTATCCTTGCGATAGGCTCTCCTTTCGTATAAGATACTAGTGGGTAGGGTCGCTCCCGAAATAGCTGAAGAGCCCATAAACTTCTTTTTATTCCCCCCCTTACATATGGTGTAATCATGGCAAATGAAATTACTTTTACTGGGCTTGAGGCAGATCTTCGCTTAAGCCAGATGATCTCTGCGGAAATTCGCTTACTGCTCAAGGATTCCGTAAATCTTCGTAACACTCCTTTCGTAGACTTCGTAGGAAGCATTAACGGAATGGGTTCTGATACTATCCGAGTACGACAAGCATTTTTAGATGGTGAATCGGGCTTCTCTGAGTTCACTGGTGCAACCGAAGGCGATGCAGTCTTGAATAAGGCTCTCGTAGATTCTCATGTAGATGTAGTCTGTAAACGACAATCTTTGGCTTATTCTATTACCGATCTTGCTTCTATGACTGGTATGGGTGCTGATATCGATCCTTTCCGTATCGCTGAGCATATCGCTAAATCTTACGATGCTCTTTTCGCTAAGTTGACTGCTGCTTTGTTCGGTGGTTTTACTGCTCAGGTTGGCTCTGCTTCTGCATTGACTGTAGATGTATGGGTAGATGCTATCCAAGCCTTGGAAGCCGCAGACTCTAATAAGGGTGCTCCTGGTCCTTATGTTTGTGTATTGCATCCTGCCCAGTATGCAGAATTGCAAGATTCAATCCGTAACGAAAGCGGTATCTTAACCTTTACTCC